GAGGTAGTCCGTCACCAGGTCCGCGACGATCGCCTGCAGCGTCTGGTTCGTGTACTCCTTGATGACCAATCGGCGGTCGCACAGCTGGTTGAAGTCCAGCGCGTTCACGTCGTACCAGAGGTGCGGCAGCGTGTTGCGCTTCGTCTGCCTGACGTCGTCCACGGTGCCGGCGAACAGGACGACCGGTCCGGCGCCGTAGTCCCAGGTCACGACGACCGGCTCGCCGGAGTGCGGAGCCAGAGCGGTGTTCCCGGTCGGATCGACCATCGACCACTGGCAGCGGTTGCGGGTATTCAGTTGATCGGTAATATGGAGCGTCATCGGCTGCACCAGGGCCGTGCGGTCCGCGCCGTTGATCGTGAGGGAGGTGATGCCCATTAGGTCAGCCCCGTCGCCAGGCGCACTTCGCGCGGCATGTGGTGGAGGACGCGGCGCGTCATCTCCCGGCCGTCCATCTCGATGATGATCGTGGTCGACCCACCCATGCCGCCCAGTTGACTTAGTGGGATGATGGCTTCAGGGCCGGACTCGCCCACCAATGCCGGGGTCGGGCGTGTCACGATTCCTCCAGCAGCGAACGGGATCAAGGTCAAGGCGGCGGTTCCAACGGCGGCGGCGGCCAGCGCAATGCCTGCGGCCTTTGATGCCGACATCACCAGGATCGATCCGACGACCAGGGCGGCGGTGATCATCAGGCCAACTGGAATGCCGAAGATAGTGGATTTCATCGCGGCGGCGATAGCACCCAGAACCGCTTTTGTAAACGTCCACACGGCCAGCAACGCGGTGATCACCGAGGTGCTCGTCGCGAGAAGGGCGGCCTTCACTGAGGCGGATGCTGCCGTCCAGGTCGCGACAGAGAGGAATGCGGTGGCCTGATCGCTGGCGAGCGTGGCGGCGTTTGTGGCGAGCTTCATGTTGATGATGAGCGCCGACTCGGTCGTCTGCATCGCCACCCGGCGCGCCGTGTCCAAGGCCCACTGCGCCGCCAGCTGGATGCCGGTATTGAGCGCGGCTTGAATAATCGCCACCTGTGTAGACTTCCACGCTTGCTTGACGAAATTCCCGCCGTTGACCATCGCATTGGCGAGCCCGGAGGTCCAACTGCTCGTGATCTGGCCGATGGAGAAGGCGTTACTCTGCACCAAGGACTGCATCTGCTGCTCGAAAAACGTGGGGTATTGGCGCACGATCGCCATGCGCTTCGTCGTGGCTTGCTGCTCAAGGTTGACGATATGGTCCTGATATTGTGTCTGAGTGAGCTTCCCGTCGTTAAGCGCCTGCTGTTCCGCCTGCTTCTGGATGTTCAAATCCGCCAGGATCTGCCCCGTAGCTGCGTTACGAACCGTAGCAGTATCAGAGAAAATGCCCAGTTGATTCTGGTAGGTGGCGTTCTGCAGGGCCATCGTCGCGTCGGCGCGCATCTTGTCGTCGGCCAGCTGTTGGTCCCCCGCCTCCTTCGTGATCTGCCGCACCAGTTGCGCGTTGGCGATCGCGTTCCGTCCGGCGAGTTGCTGCGCGGCGTCGGACCCGATGCCCGGCTCCGGTCCCGCCAGGTAGTTGCTCTTGGAGGCTTGATCTTGCAGATCCGTCAACTTCTGAAAGTATTTCCTGTTGGCCTCGGCTTGCAGGGAGAGCTTGATCGTCGTGAAGGCGACCGCTTGCTCGCCGAGGATCTTCTGGTGGTCGGTGTGCGTCTTGACGGCGTCGCTGGTCTTGAGGTGCGCCGAGGCCAGGTCGCCGAGCGTCTTCTCCTGCTTGCGGCTGGCGTCCACGCCCTTGATCTGCGCGGCGGCCCAGGCGTCGATCGCGTTCACCTGCTCCAGCGTCTGTTTCCAGGCCTCCTTCGAGAAGATGGAGAACGAGAAGAGCTGCTGCGCCATGACGGATAGGGCCGCCGCCATCGCCCCCAACCGGATCGTCAGCTTCTCCCCGGCGTCGGCGAACAGGTTGAACACGTCCTTGGCGAACACCACGGCGGCGGTCATGCCCTTGACGAGGGCCGTGAGGGAGGGGGCGAACGCCGCCCCGACCTGCGCCGTGAACCCTTTGAGGGCCGAGCCGAGGTCGTCGAGGGAGTCGTCGAACACCTTCAGGTCTTTTTGCTGGGTCTTGGTGAGGATGAGGCCGAACTCCGCCGCCTTGCGCATGGCCGCGTCCAGGCCCGCGCTCCCCTGGTTCAGGATCGGGATGAGCTGCAGGCCGGACCGCCCGAACAGCTCCACGGCGAACCGGCTCTTCTCGGCCCCGTCCGCCATGCCGGCGAAGCGGTCGGCGATGGCCGACATGAGCGCGCCGGTGCCCTGCGAGACGGTCTGCGCCGAGATGCCGAGCTGCCGGAACAGCTCCGCCGACTTCGCCGTCCCTTCCGCCATGCCGACGATGTGCCCTGAGAGGGTGCGGAAGCCCAGCGCCAGCGACCCGGCCTCCAGCCCTTCGCGCGCCATGGCGACCTGGAGCCCCTGGAGGGCGTCGACGGCGATGCCGGTGCGCTGCGCGAGCTGGTCGAACTGTTCGGCGGCCCGTCCGGCGGCGCGCGCGGCTTCGAGCGGAAAGCTCAGGATGGCCTTCCCGGCAGAGAAGGCCTGCTGCGCCAGGTCCTCCAGGATGCCGCCGACGGCGACCGCCGCCGCGCCCATCCCGAAGAGCGAGGTTCCGGCGGTCTCGGACGAGCCCTTCACATGGTTCGCGAGGTTGGTGAGGTCTTGGCGCGCGCGCGCGAACGCCCCCTCGATGGAGGAGGTGTCGGCGGTCAGTTTGACGGTCACTTCCCCGGCGTCCACAGGCTACCCCTTCTGCGCGTCCTTGATGGCGTCGTGCTCGGCCTTGTAGAACTCGGCCCAGAGCAGGTACTCGAACACGCCGATCTCGCGCACTTCCTTCAGCGTCTTGCCCAGGTCCTTCGCCAGCCGGAACTGGAAGGCCAGCTCCGGGTGGAGGTCAAAAGGTGCGGGCTGCCGTCAGCGGTGCCTCCTGCGTCAGGCCGTTCAGCTCCATGATCTTCTTGGCGATGCGGTCCACGACGGCGTAAGCCTTCTCCTTCAGGATGTCGTCGGTCAGGACCGGCTCCACGACGCCGTACACCACCAGGAGCCGCACGATCGTGGCGCCGTCCGTCTGCCCGTTGACGGTGCTCTTCTTCGTCAGCTCGTCGCGCTGCGCCAGGGACAGCGGACGCAGCTTGACCGCCCCGCCCCACTCCGGCACGTCGTACAGTTCTTCCGTCCGGTCCAGGGCCGTGGCGATGTCGCCCGCCGAGAGCACCTTGATGTCGCTGACCAGCATCTGTCACTCCTTCACAAGCAGGGGTGGCAGCCTCTGCACTTATGTCGTGTACGCTTCGGTCAGGTTCCCTGAGCCCAGGAACTCCACGTCGGTCTTGAGCAGGTCGCCCACCCCGCCGAGGATCGGGCTGTAGTTCTTCAGCACGACCAGCCCCGACCAGGTCGGGTTCGAGGCCGAGACGGTCGAGGTCCCGCCGAACGCCGACACCGAGATCATGGACTTCAACCCGGACTGCGACCGGGTGAACGTCGTGGCCAGGATGCTGTTGGTGTTCTCCCCGCCGTCGCCGGTGGTGAAGGCCTGCAACATGGTCATCTTGAACGACCACTTCTCCAGGCCGATGACGCGGCTGTGGGCGGTCAGGCCCATCACGGTGTCGTCGTGCTCGTCGGCGTCGCGCGGCAGCTCCAGCTTCATGACGCGGTTGCTCATGTCGCGCGTCCCGACGGCGGTCGAGGTCGAGAGAAGCACTTTGGCGTTGGTGTAAATCACGGACATGGGGTGGCCCTCCTTTAGACGGTTTGTCGCTTAATATGCACGTTGAAGCACAGGATGAAACGCTTGTTGTCGTCGCGCTCCAGCAGGAACGGCGGCTGCAGGGCCGTGATCCAGTGGTACTGCACGCTGTTGATCGTCTGGTTCGAGAGGCCGTCGAACAGGGCCTTGACCTGCCGGATCAGCGCCTCGGCCACGTCGTAGGCCATCGCTCGCGCGAGGACCTGCACGGTCGGCTCCTCGATCACCGCCGGCTTCGTCGCCATCGTGTGCTGCGCGGCGAACCCCCCGGTCTCCCGGAAGGCCAGGCAGGTGTCCGGCGACTCGGGCAGCGACCCCTTCTGGATCGTCGTCCCGATGCCCTGCGCCACCAAGTAGGTCGAGAGATCGTCCATCAGCACGCTATCCGCCTTTCAGGAGCGTCGCCTTGAGGCTCGCCGCGATGCGGTCGGTGAAGCCCGTCATGCGCTGCTTCCACGGCTGCTCCAAATACTTCCACTGCCCGACGTGCGCCCACTTCTTGTACTTCTGCCCGCGAGGCCCGATGCCGCCGGTCTGCCCGGAGCGCGGGTTCTCGTGGACCGACAGGGCGTAGGGAGCGCCGGGGCCGCCGTAGCCGACGATCAGCGTCGGGACGTTGGCCTTCAGGTCCTCGACGACCCGCCCGCTGTTGGACAGGACGCCGTCCATGCGCGGGACCAGGACTTGGCTCTCGGCCATCAGTTCCTCGGCCTCGGTTCGCAGGGCTTTCTGCATGGCCGGCGTGGCCTGCTCGCCCAGGGCCTTCAGGGTCGCCAGGACCTGCTCCGTCCCTGTCACTGTCATCGTGAAGGTTTTGCTGCTCATCGTTACACCGTTATTTCTGTATGATGGGAGCCTGCCTCATCGGACAATCCGTCGACGGCGATGATGGGCGGCTGCTGCGGCACGTTTCCGGCCGGCAGGGTCAGTCGGTCGAGCGCCCCGATCACCGGCGTGTCCATCAGGTAGATGCGCGCCTTGCTGGTCACGTCGACCCCGAAGACGTTCGTCACCTGCCGCTGCTCCCCGTTGATCCGGCAGGCGTAGCTGACCGAGGCTCCGTAGGAGGGGGTCCCGTAGCTGTCCCGTCCGGTGAACGGCTCGATGGTGATCGTGTCGTTCATGAGGTCGTCGAACTCGTTCATCAGTCCCAGGCCCCCACCCGCAGGGACAGCCCCGCGGTGCTGCTCGCCGAGGTGATCAGGGAGAGCTTCTTCGAGCCGTTCGGCAGGCCCTGCCAGAACCGCTCCTCGCTGGCCAGGAGCACCAGCCCGAAGCTGGTCGTCAGGACCGTGGTCAGCCCGCAGCGGAACGACACGGCGCTGTCGTTCTTGATCA